CGAACCTTGTTGCCGACGTGATGAACGTTGAAAGACGGCTGGCGGTATGCGCACCGGTGGAGATGCCGCCCCGTGTCTATGATGCGCTGGTGAGTTTTGCCTTTAACGTTGGAACAGGGGCTGCCTGCCGTTCCACGCTGGTGTCATTCATTAAGCGTAAACAGTGGCCGCAGGCGTGCAATCAGCTTACCCGCTGGGTGTACGTCAATGGGGTCAAAAATGCCGGACTGGAAAACCGTCGAGCTCGTGAGAAGGCCTGGTGCCTGAAGGGGAAGCCATGAAACCTCTTCTGCTGGTACTGGCCGTTCTGCTGGCCATCACGCTGTGGTTTCGTCATGACAACGTGAACCTGTCCCGCTCTCTTGCTAAAGCCAACCAGATCGCCCGCGATCAAAAAAACACTATCAACACGCTGCTTCAGCAGTTATCCGAAGCACAGCGGATTGCCAGGTCGAACGAGGATGCGCAGGTCAGGCTCCGCGAGGACCTTGCTGCCGTCGGCGAGGAGATGGCACGACGCGAAGCGGCTATCGGGAAATGGGTAAATGAAAATGAAGAGTTACGCCGCTGGTATAACGCTCAGCTGCCTGATGCTGTGCGCAGGTTGCACACCCGCGCCGCCTGCGCCTCCGCAGCACATTGTTTACAACGCCTGCCCGAAGGTGAGCGCCTGTCCGATGCCGGGAAGTGAGCCCATCACCAACGGCGATCTCAGTGCTGATATTCGTCGGCTTGAGCATGCCCTTATCGCCTGCGCGCTGCAGGTCGAAACCATAAAAGACTGTCAGGATAAACTCGATGCACAAACTCAACAGCCTGCGTCAGGCATTAATTGACGCCGTTCCCCAACTGAACGATCACCCTGATCATCTGCAGATGTCGGTGGGGAGCGGAAATATTGACGCCCGCCTCGCGTCCTCGCTCTCCTTTGAAAAAAAGTATGAACTGAAAGCGAATATCAGTAGCTTCGCCGGCGACAGCGAGGGGGTCTTCGTCCCGGTACTGGCCTGGCTGCGTGAAAACCAGCCAGATATTTTTACCCTCGATGACGGGCGAAAAAACGGGTTTCTCTTTGGCGTCACTTTCAACGACGATGGTACGGTGAATATCAGCTTTAGCCTGCAGCTCACCGAGCGCATTCTTGTTTCGCAGGAGCAGGGAACGTTGCATGCCACCTATTCCCCGGAGCCGCCGTTGCCAGAGCCCGTCACACGTCCGCTGGAGCTGTACATCAACGGTGAACTGGTCAGCCAGTGGAAAGCGTAAGTTCACCGCGCTGATGGCTGTCCAGCCATCAGCGTGAACGATTGTTGTTTCATCCCGCATAAAACCCCGTCTCGTTGCTGCCGATCCCCCTGAAGGGCATTCTCTTCTCATGAATACACTCACTTCCATGCACGGTATCGCTCGCGCGATCCGTAACCTGATTCGTATCGGTGTTGTCACCGATGTTGACCTCAACAGAGGGCTCTGCCGCGTCCAGTCCGGAGGGATGAAAACCACCTGGCTGAACTGGCTGACCTGTCGCGCCGGCCGTTCGCGCGTGTGGTGGGCACCGTCCGAGGGAGAACAAGTGCTGCTGCTGGCCATCGGCGGTGAGCTTGATACCGCCTTCGTGCTGCCAGGTATCTTTTCCGATGACCACCCGGCGCCGTCAGGTTCCCCTGACGCACTCCACGTCTCGTTCCCTGATGGGGCGGTTATCGAGTACGAGCCCGGGAGCGGAGCACTCACGGCCACAGGCATTAAAACGGCTGACATCACAGCCTCTGAATCACTCACCGCCACCGTACCGGTGGTCCTGGTGAAGTCTGAGACGCGCATCACCCTGGATACACCTGAGGTGGTGTGTACCAACAAGCTAATTACCGCCTCTCTTGAAGTGCAGAATGGCGGGGTAATGGCCGGCAATATTGAGCATTCCGGCGGTAAATTCACCTCCAATGGGGTGCAGGTGGACAACCATGCTCACGGCAGTGTGCAAAGCGGCGGAAGCTGGACTAAGGGGACGCAATGACGGTGCGCTACAGGGGAATGAACAGTCAGACCGGGCTCAGCATTTCAGAGGCTGAACATATCAGACAAAGCGTGCGGGACATTCTGGTCACGCCGATTGGCTCGCGGGTGATGCGCCGCGAGTACGGTTCACTGCTGGCGGCAATGATCGACAGGCCGCAGAGTCCGGCGCTGCGCCTGCAAATCATGGCCGCATGTTACTCCGCTATCCAGAAATGGGAGCCGCGGATCAGCCTGACGGCCATCACTTTCGAACGTTCGGAGAATGACGGGACGCTGTATGTCGATCTCACCGGCACCCGCCAGACCTCCGGACATTCCTTTTCTATCACTATTTCATTGAGTTAAACGCTATGGCTATTGTTGATCTGAGCCAGCTCGCCGCGCCGGATGTCGTGGAGGAGGTGGATTACGAAACGCTGCTGGCAGAACGAAAGGCCACTTTTGTCTCGCTCTATCCCGAAGAAGAGCAGGAGGCAATTGCACGAACGCTGACGCTTGAGTCAGAGCCGATTGTGAAACTGCTGCAGGAAAATGCGTATCGGGAAGTTATCTGGCGCCAGCGCGTTAACGAGGCCGCGCGTGCGGTCATGCTGGCCTACGCCACCGGTAGCGATCTCGACCAGCTTGGAGCTAACGCTAACCTTGCGCGTCTGGTGATAACGCCTGCCGACGACACGACGTTTCCGCCCACGCCGGCAGTGATGGAGTCTGACACCGACTTTCGTTTGCGCATCCAGCAAGCCCCGGAAGGGCTGAGCGTGGCGGGATCGACGGGGGCTTATCAGTTCCATGGCCGCAGCGCGGATGGCCGGGTGGCGGACATCTCTGTCATCAGTCCTCAGCCTGCGAACGTTACCGTCTCCGTGCTGTCCCGGGAGAATAACGGCGTGGCGTCTGAAGAGCTGCTGGCCATTGTGCGCAACGCGCTGAACGATGAGGACGTCAGGCCCGTTGCCGATCGTGTGACCGTTCAGTCCGCCAGCATTGTCGACTACCGCATTGCGGCTTCTCTTTTCCTCTTCCCAGGTCCCGAAAGCGAGCCAGTGCTCAACGCGGCAAGGGCCCGGCTGCAGGCCTATATAACGGCACAGCACCGGCTCGGGCGGGATATTCGTAAGTCCGCCATTTACGCTGCACTGCATGTTGAGGGTGTACAACGCGTCGAACTGACCGCGCCTGCGGCCGATATTGTGCTTGATGAAACTCAGGCCTCATGGTGCAGCCAGTACAGCGTAACCGTTGGGGGAAACGATGAGTAATGCCCGATTGTTACCGGTGGGGTCGTCGCCGCTTGAGGTCGCGGCGGCGCGCGCCTGTGCCGACATTGAGAATACCCCCGTCCCGCTTCGTCACCTCTGGAATGCCGACACCTGCCCGGCAAATCTGTTGCCCTGGCTGGCGTGGGCGTTTTCGGTTGACCGCTGGGATGAAAACTGGCCGGAGGCCACCAAGCGCGATGTTATCCGCAATGCATGGTTTATCCATGCACACAAAGGAACGATCGGCGCAGTACGCCGCGTGGTGGAGCCACTTGGCTATCTGATCAACGTGACGGAGTGGTGGCAAACCAACGACCCGGCAGGCACGTTTCGCCTGGACATTGGCGTGCTGGAAACCGGCATCACCGAAGAAATGTATTACGAAATGGAGCGGCTTATTGCTGATGCAAAGCCTGCCAGCCGACATCTTATCGGCCTCAATATCATTCAGGACGTTCCGGGCTATCTCTATACCGGTGCCCTGAGCTATGACGGCGACATCATCACGGTTTACCCCGGATAAGTGAGAGCACAATGACAGTGAAGTATAAAACGGTTATCACCAAAGCCGGCGCCGAAAAACTGGCTGCCGCAACCGTCCCGAACGGGAAGAAAGTGAATTTTACGGCGATGGCGGTGGGTGATGGCGGCGGCACGTTGCCGATGCCGGATGCCAGTCAGACCAGGCTTGTGAATGAAGTCTGGCGTCATGCCTTGAATAAAATCAGTCAGGACAACAAAAAGCGGAACTATGTGATCGCAGAACTCCTCATTCCTCCCGAAACAGGCGGTTTCTGGATGCGAGAAATGGGGCTTTATGATGACACCGGGACGCTAATTGCTGTCGGGAACATGGCTGAAAGTTACAAGCCATTGTTGGATGAAGGCTCAGGTCGCGCGCAGACTGTGAGGATGGTGATCATGGTCAGCGATATCGCCTCGGTCGAGCTCTCAATAGATACTTCTATGGTCATGGCGACGCAGGAGTATGTAGACGAGAAGCTTGAAGAGCATGAACAATCCCGCCGTCATCCGGATGCCACGACCAAGGATAAAGGCTTTACACAACTCAGCAGTTCGACCGACAGTACGTCTGAGGCACTCGCCGCAACACCGAAAGCGGTCAAGGCCGCCTATGATCTTGCAGCCGGGAAATACACGGCTCAGGACGCCACTACAGGACAAAAGGGTATTGTTCAACTCAGTAGCACAATTGATAGTGTATCCGAGTCTCTTGCAGCAACACCTAAGGCTGTGAAAATAGTTGGCGATGACCTCTCAAAACTAAAAAGCAGCCTGGGTACGGCAGCAACCAAAAACATACAGGAAGCTCCAGACGATATTACTCCAGGTCGGGTGCTGGTAAATGGTGGTGCAGTTGCTATCAGAGGAGTGTCTGCGAGAGCCAGCACGGGACTTTCAAATGCCGATGCTCTGCCATCCAATTCAGTTAGCTTTTGTTATTCGAATGCAACAAATTCACCAGGTTATGAGGCAACTATCCTCGATATTGGTGGGCTTAGCGGTTATCGGGTGCAGTATGCTGCATCTTATGGTGATGGTGGTAAACAGCTTAAATTCCGCTCCCTTAATGGCGATAACAATGTCTGGGGGGGCTGGACAAAGGTCATCACTAATCATGGCGGAAGTGTTTCGTACTTGTCAGATGCAACTTATTACCAGACGAATCCCACAGGTTGGTACGGCTCTGGCGCTTTTGCTGATCAGTATCAAAACAATGCTGCACCATTTTTGATGCCAAAAGGATATCAATCTCCTAACGGTACTTCTATTTATCTACCGATAATTAAGGGCTTTTCGGAAACTGTCGGTCATGGTTATGGAACAGCGATAAGTTTTGGCGTTTATCGCACTGGCACCAACGCTTTTGGAGCGGCGATTATCAATTTAACTGGCGATGCCAGGAATAGTGTTAATTTTCTGTTTGATATTAACGGTAATTTTGATGCCCCAGGGCAAGTTACTAGCGGTGGCAATATTGTTGCCGGGCAGGGTTTATTTGAATCAGGCGGAGCGGTACGAGTTTACTCGTCAAATAACCCACCTCCACAACAGGATTTAAGTCCTTATGCAAGGCAAGACTGGACGTTGCAATACTTTGTTCGAGATGTAGCAATGGGGGCAGAAGGGTCATTCATAATTATGCAAAACGGTTGGCAACGGGTTCCGGCTGGATGCGCAATGACTGGATGGAATGCAGAAGGTCAAAACCCCGGCGGGGATACTATTTTTTATCGTCCGATTCAAAAATACATGTCTAATATTGGATGGATTACGGTAGGTCATACAGCATGATTACACTTAAAAATTTCGTTCAATATGAACCAGAATATAAAGAATTTTTGTTTAATGCTATATTTATTCAATCAGAGGAGGGGCTGGACTGGTATTACCATATGTCACGTTTTCAGCCTGATACACTGAAGATTTGCTTTGACAAAAATAATATTATTCGCTCTTTCAGTCATCAGGTTGATCGCCTCTTTCCTCTGGGGATGTCTGTTTCGGAAGTCGAACCAACAGAAGTGCCAGAAGGGCTGAATATACACGGTGACTGGGTGTGGAATGGCACTAAAATTATTCCACGTCAGTTGACAAGGGAGGAATTAATTCAACAGGCGGAAACCAGAAGAAGTGAATTGCTTGCCGAAGCTTCGGATACTATCGCCCCCCTTCAGGACGCTTCAGAACTCGGCATTGCAACAGACGAGGAAGCTGCCACGCTGTTGCTCTGGAAGCACTATCGGGTGATGCTAAACCGGCTGGATCTCAGCACTTCACCAGAAATTGAATGGCCAGAACGCCCTGCCTGACCCCAAACCCTCCATCCGGAGGGTTTTTCGTTTGTTGTGTAATCCTTTCTCCAACCCCAATACGTCGCATCAATCGTGCGCTCCACAGACAATAGCCTCACCACTAAACGAAGGAGTTAAACGGATGGGCGACTATCATCACGGCGTGGAAGTCATCGAAATCAACGATGGCACCCGCACCATTTCCACCGTCTCGACGGCAATCATCGGCATGGTCTGTACGGCCAGCGATGCGGACGACAAGACATTTCCTTTAAACGAGCCTGTGCTCATTACCAACGTGCAAACCGCGATTGCGAAAGCCGGGAAAATGGGGACGTTGTCCGCTTCCCTGCAGGCGATTGCCGATCAGTGTAAACCGGTTGTTGTTGTCGTACGTGTCGCTGAAGGCACCGCTGATACCGCTGAGGAAGCACAGAAAGAGACTATCTCTAATATCATCGGTACAACCGATGAAAACGGTAAATATACCGGTCTGAAAGCGCTCCTTACCGCGAAAACGGTCACTGGCGTTAAGCCACGTATTCTCGGTGTTCCGGGGCTGGATTCTCAGGAAGTGGCGACCGCGCTGGCCGCCATGTGCCAGAGCCTGCGCGCGTTTGGCTATGTCAGTGCATGGGGTTGTAAAACCATTTCAGCCGCTATCGATTACCGCAAAAACTTCAGTCAGCGCGAGTTGATGGTGATTCACCCTGATTTTCTGGCGTGGGATACCACCACCAACACGACGACCCACGCCTGGGCCACTGCACGTGCTCTCGGCCTGCGCGCCAAAATCGACCAGACGATTGGCTGGCACAAAACCCTGTCCAACATCGGCGTTAACGGTGTCACAGGTGTAAG